GCTGGAACTTTCTACTTTACATTACGTTATACACAGCTTGACGGTAGCATCGGTACTACAACTACTTACCCATACGGTAACTTAGAGTAATTAATCCGGGGGACTTCGGTCCCCTTTTTAAAATTTTAGGAGATTAATTATGGCAACACTAGGAGTTACATCATCAATTAGTAGAATGGGCGTGTATGAGCCATTTGACTTGCAAGTATCTCGTGGTCAGATTTCTGGGCATAGCACATTAAGTCTATTTGGTTATCAATCTGCTGTAGGTAATACAAAGATTCCAGTATGGGAAAATGCTACAGCATACACATACATTACAGCAGCATCTACACTAACACTGGTAAGTTCATCAGCGTCTGATGATACCGTTGCAAAAGTTTTAATTAGTGGTCTTGACTCTAGCTTTAATCCTATTTCAGAAACTTTGGCGTTAAATGGTCTTACAGGTGTTACAACTGTAAATAGTTATTTCCGTGTTAATAGTTTGTTAATGACATCGCCGGGTACTAGCCAAACTACCAACGTAGGTACGATTACTTTAAAACAATCATCTAATGTAATAGCGCAGATTAATGCTGGTATTGGTAAGTCACAGATGTCAATTTATACAGTCCCTGCTGGATATTCTTTTTACTTGGATTTGGCTGAAGTAAACACATCTAACAGCTACACATCGTCAAATATTGTAACTTACTCAGTACAGGCAATTAACAACGTCACAGGCGTTAAATTAGCTGTTTTACAACAACCATTTGTGTCAATTTATGTGGCAAATAGAAGTTCTGACCCATTTTTGTATTCAGAAAAAACTGATATTCAGTGGCAGTTAGTAACAAGTACGGCAACAACAGTATCGGCGGGTGTAATTATTGCTGGTAAACTAATTAAGAATTTAATTACTGGTACTGGTGTGGGGGCTTAATGTGGCTACTAAGAAGAAAGGACCCAATCTTGCAGTTGGAAGAGGCGAAAAACTCCCGGTTTCTAAAGGGGCTGGACTTACTGCTAAGGGGCGGGCAAAATATAACCGCGAAACTGGGAGCAATCTTAAAGCTCCTCAACCAGAAGGTGGACCACGTAAGAAGTCGTTTTGTGCAAGAATGAGCGGAATGCCCGGACCAATGAAAGATGAAAACGGCAAACCAACACGAAAAGCTGCTAGTCTTAAAAGGTGGAAATGTTGATGGAATTACAGATTAACGACCCAGAAATTGTGACAGCTAGAGAGCTAGCTACTCATGCCAATGAACTAAAGCATTTGCAGGATGACATGGATAAGCTTGTAAAAGACGTTGAAGAGTTAAAGACAGGCGTTAATGACATACGCCGTATGTTAGCTGAAGAACAAGCCTCTAAAAAAACTATCCATTATGTGTTTAACATATTGTCTGTATTACTTGGTGGTGCTATAGTGTTTGTACTACAGAAATTTTGGAAATAGTATGCCAAGTTCAAGTAAAAAACAGCACAATTTTATGGCTGCAATAGCCCATAATCCAAAGTTTGCAAAGAAGGTTGGTGTTCCACAATCTGTGGGTAAAGATTTTAGTGAAGCAGATAAGGGTAAAAAGTTTTCTGGCGGTGGTCGTCCAGATAGACAGGCAGTAAACAAAAAGAAAACCGACCACGGTCAAGAAACGTTATTTAAAGGAGGCGGTATGGCAACAAAGAAAATGGCAATGGGTGGAAAAGCTGAAAAGCGTATGATGCCCGCAAAGATGGAAAAAGTTAAAGATACTATGAGCGCTAAGAAGCCAGCACCTAAAGAGGCTGCTATTGGTTCTCCTAAAATGGGTAAAGTTAAAAACATGAGTTTTGCTAAAGGCGGCGGTATTGAGTCTAAAGGTAAAACTAAAGGTAAAGTTTGCTAATCAGGAGATAGATATGAAAATGGACCACGCAAAAGTAATGACAGAACAGGCTGTTGTAAAACATGAAATGCATGAAGATGCTACTAAAGCACACGAAGCAGGTCATAAGCCACACCATAACTTTTTTAAAGACCACGCAGCAGGTCATAAGTTACATCATGAGCACGTTAAAACTATGTGTATGGGCGGAAAGGCTTAATTATGCCAAGCAAATCCAATAACCCTATTACTCGCCTTAAAGAAAACGTTATGGGCACCGAAGCGGAAAATAAAGCTGCTGAAGAGTCTATGAGTAAAACTAGGCTAGGGAAGAAATTAAACGAAGCTAAAGAAAATATAGTGGGTAAACCAGATACTGGTGAGACTACAAATGCTATGGGCGACAAGTATAAAAAAGGTGGTAAGGTCGCTGGTAAGTTAGCTACTCGTGGGTATGGTAAAGCAAAATGAAAGCTAGTCGTGGTATGGGGGCAATGTCCCCTAAAAAAATACCTAAGACAAGTGAATCAGCAGTGCTGCTAAAGAAGGGCGGTTTATATGAAAACATCCATAAAAAGCAAGCTCGCATCGCTGCTGGGTCTAAAGAAAAAATGCGTAAGCCCGGAAGTAAAGGAGCACCCTCCAATCAGGATTTCATTAATTCAGCAAAAACGGCTAAAAAAAGGTAAATAAAATGAACACTATGACGCTTTATCTGCATTTTATTAAGGGTGTAATGATTGGTGCAGAGATAGCACATGAGGATGACTGCGATATGCTAGTGCTTGATTTTATAATTTTACGTTTAATATTTGAGTTTCCAAAATGACAACAACCGGAACCAGCTCGTTTAATCTAGACTTATCAGACATTATTGAAGAAGCGTTTGAGAGATGCGGTCAAGAGTTGCGTTCTGGCTATGATTTTCGTACTGCAAGACGTTCTTTAAATTTATTAACTATTGAATGGGCAAACCGTGGAATTAATCTTTGGACAATTGAGCAGGGCGTTATCCCAATGGTGCAGGGCACTAACACTTACGACTTACCTACGGATACGATTGATTTATTGGAACACCAAATTAGAACAAATGCTGGACAACAAAATAATCAAACCGATATCACCATCAGTCGCATCAGTGTATCTACCTACTCTACAATCCCTAATAAGCTAGCACAGGGTAGACCAATTCAAGTTTGGATTAATAGACAGTCTGGTGCATCATATCCTACAGGTTCAAACCCTGATAGAAACCCACAGATAACAGTCTGGCCCACCCCTGACCAAGGCACAGCACAAAACCCGTACTATAACTTTGTTTACTGGCGTATGCGCCGTATTCAAGATGCTGGTAATGCTGTTAATACACAAGATATTCCGTTCCGTTGGCTGAATTGTATGGTGGCTGGGCTTGCTTATTATCTATCTATGAAGTTACCTAATATGGACCCAAATCGTGTGATGGGTTTAAAGGCAGATTATGAGCAGCAGTTCCAGTTTGCATCTGAAGAAGACCGTGAGAAGGCACCGATTCGCCTAATTCCCCGTTTTACTTTTTTAGGTAATGGGTAATATGGAAATTATTAGCCGTCTAGATGCTACAAAAAAAGGTATAAGCCATTACTTTACTGGTAAGCCATGTAAGCACGGACATATTAGTAAACGCCGAGTAAAAGATAGGGTTTGCATGGCATGTAATTTAGAAGTAAAAAATCTAAAAAAATATACAACTGTTGAAAAAGACAGAGAATATAAAAAAGAAATGTATTATAAACACAGAGAAAAAGTTTTGGCTTACAAAAAAGTGTATAGACAAGCAAACAAAGGTAAAATTACAGCGTTAAATGCGGCAAGAAAAAAGATTATTAAGCAACGTACACCAAAGTGGCTAACGGATTTTGATAAATTAAAGATTAAATGTATTTACTCAGTCGCCGCAATGCTTACTCGTGAAAATAACGAGCCTTGGCATGTTGACCATATTATTCCATTACAAGGCAAGTTGGTGTCTGGATTACATGTTCCAAGTAATTTACAACCTATGCGTGGCGTTGAGAATGTAGGAAAAAAGAATAAGTATGAGGTGTTAGCATGACGACCATGTTTGCATCTGGTAAGTTTGCGATTGCAGAATGCGATATTTGTGGATTTAGATATAAGTTAAAAGACCTTAAAAAATTAACTATAAAGACCAAAAATGTTAGTATCAAGGCTTGTCAAGAGTGTTGGAATATGGACCATCCACAGCTTCAACTTGGTATGTATCCGGTTAATGACCCTCAAGCAGTTCGTGAACCCAGAAGAGACAATAGTTATTATCAGTCAGGCTATGATGTTTCTGGGTTTCCTAGCGGCGGTAGTAGGCAAATTCAGTGGGGTTTTAACCCGGTAGGTATGAAATATGATTTCAATGAGACCCCAAATGCGTTACAATCAAGGGGTGTAACTAATAGCGTAACAATCAGTTAAGGAGCTAAAAATGGCAAAAATGGAAAATAGCAAAGAAGACATGGCGCAAGATAAAGCAATCGTTAAGAAAGCTTTTAAAATGCATGATAAGCAAGAACATAAGGGTGGTAAGGGTACTGACTTGTCTAAACTTAAAAAGGGCGGTAAAGTCAAGAAGATGGCTGCTGGTGGTAAGACTAATGAAGATATGTTAAGCATGGG